CTCGCAGGTGTGCGGCCGGACGAGCGCATAGGCGAGAGACGTGATGGTGCGAACCTGGCGCAGCGCGTGCTGGTAGATCGGGACGATCCCGTCGCTGGTGATCGTGGGTGCCAGGGGCTTGGGGAACGGCATGCCGAGACGGATCCCGTTGCCGCCCATCGGAAGCAGGCCGACGATCTCAGGCAAGCGTGTCCCGCACCTTCTGGATGTCCTTCCCTGCCTCGCTCGAGAGCCAGGTCCCGAAGACCTCCTGATCGTGGGCGTACATCTCAGGAGCATTGGACGCCAGGTAGCTCTCGTCCACCTTGCCCTTCCCGAAGAACGGATGGAGATGCTCGATGATCGTGTCCCCCATGTAGTGGAGACAGCCCGCACCCTCACCCAGAACCTTCCAGGCGTTGTCGATGTACAGGTGGCGAGCACCGCGCAGCCCGAAGTAGCCCAGAGCCCGCACGATGGAGGCCGTCACGAAGACGTGGGTGGGGATGTCGTTGCGAAGGAGGTCCCAGGCGTAGGCGTACCCGCCCCCGGCGAGGGTGTCGGTGACGACGAGGTCCCAGCCATCGGTTCGGAAGCGGTTGTCGTCTCCGATGAAGCCCAGGAGCGATGGGGACGCCTCCCCTTCCAGGACGCGGTCAACAGCCGACTGGAGGATCTCATTCATCCACTCCCGGTGCGGCACGATGACGAGGGGGATGCCCTCGTACAGGAGCTGGTCGATGGGCTCATTCTCGCTGATCGCGAACACGAGTTTCGTGTCGGGCAGGATCCTGGTGGTCTGGAACGACTCCCAGGCTGCCGCAACCGCTGCCGGCCTGCCCTTCGTGGGGCAGATGACTGTCAGGCTCATGATCCCTCTCTCGCGATGAAGGGGAGGCGGGGCCGTCGTGGGAGTGCGACGGCCCCGTGGATGGAGACTACGCCGACCTAAGCCTCATCGTAGGAGTAGTTCACCGTCTGCTGCGTCCAGTTTCCGGGACCGGCGGTCGCGGCGACAGCGAGCTGCATCGCGAGGTACTTGGTCCAGGCGTTGATCTGGCCGGCGGTGTACTGGGCCACGTCCCAGGTCGCCTTGTTGCCGGCGGTGTAGGTCGTGGCGACCGCGTTGGCGATCGTGGAGGTGGCCGTGGTGCCCTGCTGGTACGTCACGAAGGCCCCGGTGAAGTACAGCGTGGTCGACGTGTCGACGGTGCTGTTGAACCACACCTTGAAGCTCTGGACGTAGTTCGAGGGGGTCGCGGTGATCTTGAGCCGGATCCACTTCTCGTAGGAGTTGGTTCCGACCGTGATCGGGTTGGCCTGGCGGTTCGCCAGGCTGTTGGTGCTGTTGTCCGCGCTGATCAGGTCGATACCAGTCACGGAGTCCGCGACGGTCGGGCCCGAGGCTGTGGACACGCTGAGAACGAGTGTTGCAGCCATGTGTGAGTTGCTCCTTGGGCTATGCCCTGGACCTACGACTCAGGGTGAGTCTCGGTGCTCATCGAGGCCAGGATCCTGGCGATCTCGTCCTGGTTGACCCTCACTCCTTCGAGGAGAGCCTCCTGGGGCGTCATCGCCTTCTTCGGGCTCGACGGCTTCGACTGTCCTGCCGCAGGGGCGGGCGGCGGGGTGGCGACCTCCTTGGCTGAGAGCACGTCATCGACGGTCACGACGCCAAGGGGGGTGTTCGCCATGAGCTTGTTGTACGGGTTCTCGGGGTCGTTCGGGTCTCCGAGCGGCGGACGGCCTTCGTCCAGCCTCGCCTCGTTCACCGGCTTCCAAGGCATGCCCGCGAGCGCCAGCTTGTTGATGCTGGCCTTGGACATGGACTCCTTGATGTTCAGCCGCGTGAAACGGAAGGCGAGGTTGTTCTTGGTGCCTCCGTAGCCTTCGTCCCAGACGATCTCCCGTGTGAAGTAGTCCTGCACGAGCGCGAGCAGCGGGCGAAGACCACGGTCTTCCGTCATCTCCTGCTGGCTCTCCGCCGTGGCCCTGTTGATGTCGAACGTGAGGCCCAGGTCCTGCGGCGAGATCGCGTAGACGGCGGCGATCTTCCGCACCAGGTAGTTGAGCCATTCCTGGTACTGCATGTCCCGGTTGGAGCCCCGGAAGGGGACGAACTTGGCACCCTTCGTGCCGCCGATGAAGGCCATGGCCCCCTTGCCGGCGATCTCGGAAGTCCAGTAGCTCTTGAAGCCCTCGATCTGCTCGGGACGAGCACCTTCTCCAAGGTCCAGCATCCCGTCGGGGGCGGCGTTGGTCACCTGGCGGCTGTTGTACTGGGAGCCGTTGACCTCGGAGTCGATGGTCAGCTTCAGGGTCTCAAGAGGAGAAAGCCCCAGGACGGAATAGGTCCGAGGGTTCGCCATGATGTAGATGAAGTCCTCGTTGCGGAACGGGACCTCGTATTGGGGTGTTGGGACCCACCAGTAGCGGGTCTCGTCAGGATCGCCGTCCCAGAGACTGTTGACGCGGATCTTGGCCCCATCCACCGCATGCAGATAGGCGACCGACCCGCCCAGGGTCCTTTCCTTCTCGACGGACCCCGCGTCGAGGACCAGGATGTCCTCGAGGATCGGCTCCACCCACGACTGGAACGACTCCACGGCGAGGTTCGGACGGTTGAAGAGGTCTCTGAGGTCTCGAGCGATCCCCTCATCGAACTTCTCCTCCTGGTCAAACGGAACGATGTCCCATTCGGCGGAGGACACCTGGGCCTTGCGGATGTTGACCGCTGCCCTGACCCATTCGGAGTGTTCAGCCCAGTTGCGGAACAGGGCACCCGATGTCTTCCCCACCCGTCCGCGCTCCTGGAAGATCATGGAGCTGGAACCCTGTGGGAGGTTCTTGGGGCTGGTCTTGTACGACCAGGTGTTGATGAGGTCGGAGATCAGGCCCATCAGCGGAGCTCCCGAAAGTGCGCCGCAAGAACACGTTCCTGCTGGGCGTTGATGAAGTCCGCCTCGGTCTTCCTGTTGGCCTCGGCAATGGCATCGTCGTAGGTGAGGCGGTGCGTCTCGATGCCCGTGAGGAGCGCCGCGATGTAATCAGGCACGGTTCGCTTGCCATCACGGAACTCGATCTCTGACCATTGGCGGTCTAGGGTCATCGTTTCAGGCTCCCGAAGAAGAAGTTCTCGCCTCCGAGGTCCATCGAGTACCCAAGGGCATCCACGAAGTCATCGTGACCCTTGGGGAAGCTCAGGAGCTCGGTCTCGAATGCAGATCCACGCAGGCTCGTGTGGTGGAAGACCTTGTGGGCCTCGTACTTGGCGGTTGCGGCCCTGGCTCTCGTCACCTTGTCCACGTCCGCCTTCTTGCCCTCGATGGGGATCTTGGGGTAGGTCTCCATGACCTCCTGGATCAGGGTGGACTGGTACTGCTGGGACTCGACGATGACCAGGCCGATGTTCGGGTAGGCCAGCCACCCGTCGCGGATGAAGTCGGCGTGGTGGGACTCGCGTCGGTCGCGGTAGGACGAGAGGACGAAGTAGATGCCCCTGTTCGAGCAGCCATCCGGGCACACGTCCTGGGCGGTCGTCACACGAGCGGTGAAGTCGGCCCGCTCCCTGATCGAGGACGCAAGGTCCACGCCCATGCGGAGCGTGTAGACATGACCCTCGGGGAGCACGCTGAAGTGGTCGAACGGGCCGTGGAAGATGTTGCCGGCGAGCAGGCCGCTGATGTCGTTCTGGTAGGAGCACGAGAAGAGGGGAGAGCCCATCTCCTCCTTCTCCTTGAGCAGCCTGTCCACCGACCAGTACTCGGGCCAATAGCTGACGAGCTGCCCGAACTCATCGGTCGTGAGGGCCGACACGACGTGACTGGGCCAGCCGAAGCCGCCGTCGGCGGTCGGGGACATGAACTTCTCGTAGAGGTCGCCCTCACCCCATCGGGTGCCGATGGCAAGGACCACGCCGTCAGGGGCCAGACAGGGCTTGAGGGTCTTCTTGAACCAGACCTCGACGCCCTCCTGCTGGTCGATGGACTGGGTGTTCTCCTCGTCGAGGATGTCGTCCAGGAGCAGGAGGTCGAACCGCTTGCTGATGATCGCGCCGCCGACCCCGACAGCGAACATCGTCACGTCCTTGGAGCCCAGCCATCGGCTGCCGGCGCAGAGCCACTCCTTGTCGGTCCACTTCTCGGCGGACGGGGAGGAGTCAGGGAAGACTCGCTTGTGGGCCGGGTTGGACGCGATGGTGTACTTGACGGCCCGGCTGAAGTCCTTGGCCTGGGTGTCGGTGTTGGACACCATGCCGATGCGGATGTCGGGGTACTTCCCGGACAGCCAGCAGCAGAGGATCGTGTTGTCCCAGGTCGTCTTCGCCCCTCCCCGAGGGAGGAGGTAGACCTTGTTCTCGCGGTAGAGGAGGGCCTCGAGGGTCTCGGTCACCATCTCCCGGTGATGGATCGCCGGGACGTAGCCGAAGACCAGCTCCCCGTAGGCGAATACCGCCTCTGGGCCGTCAGTTCTCGCGATCTCGATCAGCGCGTGGGAACGGAGGGCTTGCTGCTCCTCCAACGTCAGAGATGCCGCGAGTAGCTTCGACAATGCCTCGGAGGAGATCGGGGGAGATCCCTCCTGAGGAAAGATTGATGCCAAGGTTCCGCTCCTCGGTGATGCTCGACGGCCTGCCGAAGAGGACGTTGAGGCGGTCGATCAGCATCGCCATGTCCGTGGGCCTGATGATCACCATCGGCTCGTCGACCCACTCCCCGTCACGCAGAACCTTGTGGGTGACCTTCATCTGGAGGCGCATTGCGTTGATCGCCTCGTCGATGGCCTCGATGGCGTTGTCGCGGACCTGGGCCTCCCTGGCCCGCCTCGAGCCCTCGGCGTCGGCCATGTAGACGACAGCCTGCTCGGCTGCGCCCTGGCGGTACTCCTCGCGCTTCCGGGTCCACTCACGCCTCTTCGACTGGGAGGTGATCAGGGAGTGGTTGGCAATGCCGTGTATCCGGGCGAGCTCGCGCAGGCCCATGTCCCCAGCAACGTATTCGAGCTCGAGGGCGTCATAGTCGTATCGCTTGTTCATCGGATCTCCCTGCGGATCCCGATCCTGACCTCGGGGCGGTCGGCCACCCAGATCTCGGTCAGGACGATGCGGGGGTGGCGCATCAGCAGGCGCTCCTGAACCCAGGTCGCGATGGAGCCCAGCTCCTGGGAACCACCGACGAGCATGTCGTCGAGGCTGTGGAGGTGGAGCTCAAGCACCACCTGGAGGAGGTCCTCGTCGAGGCCCTTGCGGGTCATCTCGTCGGTCCCGAGCTCGGTGACGGCGACCCAGAAGGTGTGGCCGTGGATGTAGCGGCTCTCCGCCTCGTCGCGATGGGTCGAGGCGAATGAAGCCGTCGCGGTGACGTGCCGCACGGGGTCCTCCAGGCATAAAAGAAGACGGGCCGGCCACAGCAATGACCGACCCGTCCATTCGGGGTCTGTTCGCGTCTTCAACGTCCCGGAGGTCAACCAGGAGGGGTCGGAGCCGCGACCAAGGTTCCCTTATTCAAGTGTCGCACAAGCCTACATCGCGGGGAAGAGGCTAGCTAGCCCTCCTGGACACCTTCCTGAGCATCGCTATCTGCCCAGCGGTCAGTCTCGGGGTTGTAGCGCCAGCTCACCGTGATCTGAGAACCGTGGACCACAGACAGGGTGCCGTCCTCCAGGACGCAGATCCCGTAGGGCGTGAGGTCATTGATGATCATGCCCACCATCAGCCCAACCCGCGACCCACGAGCGGCAGAAGGGATCTCGAACGTGACCCTGGGCGGCTCGTCGAACAACGCGATGCTCACAGCTTCCCCTTGATCGTGAAGGTGCCCATGTCCACCAGGTAGGTCCTCGTGGGCGAGCTCCACGATGTCACGTCCTGGAAGTCGCGGCTGAACTCGATGCTCACCTCCTCGGTCAGGATCGTGAGCAGGCTGCCATCAGGCATCGTGACGGAGATCTTCGCCTGCGGCTTCCCTCCCGGCCCGATCCCTGGCGAGCTGTTCGGCCCGAGCTCGTCCCTGCTCGTAGGCCTGGGCGATCTTGTAGACCACGATGGGGTCTGGGACGGGCTTGTGGGGATCGACGACCTCGCCGTCGAGAACGTAGCCCGCAGCTCGGAGATCTCGAGCGTCGTGATACCAGTGCCCGTAGTAGTCCCTGATGACACGGAGGCCGCAGTCCTCGGCCTGGCAGATGCTTTCGCCATGGAAGCTCACCGAACGCCGAAGCACCTGGCGCACATCGCCGGGCCCCTGAAGAGCTCACCCAGGCCAATGTAGAAGCAGACACGGCGGTTGCCACAGGCGCTGCACTTCTGGCGCGGCGTGCGGTGGAACCTGACCGTGAAGCTGACCGCCGCCCCGCTTCCGTCCACCGAGAACGTGGTGTCCACGGGTGACTCGAACATCGTGGTCTGGTCGGGGTGGCGCGGCGCTGGCGTCTCGGGCTCCCGCAGCGGCGAGACGACGGGGAAGTCGATCATGTCAGCCCTCCATGTCCCGCAGGATCGCGGGGGTGCTGGGGCCGGCGTAGAGGCCCACGGTGTTGAACTCGAGGTACTCCATGGCGTCGGTGTCGTCCATGTCCTCGGAGAGGATCTCGACCATCGTCTTGTAGCTGTACACCGCGAAGTAGCGGTGGCCTCCCTCCTCGAACCGCTCCGCGAGGCCGATGAAAGCCGGCTCCATGCCGTCGAACAGGATGACCTCTGCGGCCTCCTCTTCTCCGATCCGGTCGTTGATCTGCTCGACGATCTCGTCCCGGGTCAGGATGACCTTCACGCCGGCACCCACCGGATCTCGTCCACCCGACGCTTGAGCCAGGCCAGGTCGTTCTCGGGGATGGTCTGCCTATCGAAGAGGCCCACGGATGTCTCCTTATGGGTAATGGCGTTATTCGCCGCAGTCTACGACTTCTTCTTCCCTGTGCCCAGCTTTCGCTCAAAGAACTCGCGGTCCTGCTTGGCAAGGCCAACGAAGGGATCGTCGGTCCTCCTCACGGCGTAGGTCGTCCCCCCGACAGCCGACGTGTCCTTCCCGACGGGCGAAACGGTAAGGGGACGCCTCGCGAGATCCTGCTTGAGGCGCTTCACCTCGAGCTCCAGGTCGCGGACGTGCTTCTCGGCTGCGGCAAGGTCCCCGATCAGGGAATGGACTGGCCCGTATTCGGTGCCGACAAGGGTCGGATCGGGCAGCGGGAGCTGCGGTGCCGACGCGGGCTCGTAGCCCATCGGGTAGTACGTCCCCACCACCTGGGTGTAGCGGCGGACGCTGACGGGCTCCGCCAGGGCCGCGAGGTTCGCCTTGGCGAACTCCGCCGTGGTCATCTCGCGCATTGCCTCTCCTTACCTCGACCAGTCCGGCTGGCCGCATCGCGTGTGCCAGTTGACGATGACCTTCTGATCCACGACCCAGCCCATGCGCTGCCAGGGCCAGATCCGGCGGTCACAGGTGTCGCAGCGGGGCCAGAGGATCACGGCTCGTTGCGAGCCTCCCGCTCGATGGCGAGGACGTGGATGAGCATGTCCTCCGGGCCACCTGTCTGGTTGATGCGGACGAAGAAGCCCCGCATCCCGCTGTCCCACCGGGAACGGTCGACGAGCCATCGCCCTGCGGCGGTGGCGGGCTCAGGCGGATGAGATGGTGAGGGGGGTCCCGGTGCCCGCTCCTCCGTGACGTACTGGCCGTCGCGGATGGCGGTCGTACCTCCGGG